ACAATTTTACGGAGAATTCCTACTTATGAACCTTATGTGCATCACGAAAGTTTAGAGCCAAAAAGGTTTAAACCTGATCCTGTTGAAGATTATAAAGGTCTTGACAGAGACGAAGAAGATAGATATCATCCAGTTAGTGACGATACACCAACTGAATCTCTAGCTACTCCTGCTAGTCATTGGAGAAAGTATACAACAACTATTGATACATTTCAAAGAAATCCGCCTATAGAAAACAATACAAATGATGAAGGGAGTTGGGGATTATGACAGCAAGTAGTAAACTTTATGATAAAATAGTATTGACAAAGGCTAATACTAAATTTATTCCAGGCACAAAGACTTATCGTGGCTTTAGTACAGTCTCAACTGATGGTAATAGCTTTAGCCTTTATGATTTACAGTTAATCAAACAGGATTTAATTAATAATTTTTATATAAGAATGGGTGAACGTTTAGAGCAACCTGAATTTGGAACAATAATTTGGGATGTAATTTTTGAACCATTAACTGACGATTTGCAACTGGCGATTGTGAAGAATGTTGAGCAAATAATAAATTTTGATCCAAGGACCAGAGCTGAGCAGGTAATAGTTACGACTTATGAATCAGGCATACAGATTGAGTGTGTTTTAACTTATTATCCTTATAATATACAGGAGACATTACAACTTAAATTTGATCAAGAAAATGGTATTGTTATAGGTTAAATGCGTAGTTTTTAAGTAAAATAAATATATAAAACTGGAATAAAAATGTCAATAACTGATAGACAAAATCGATTATTAGTTGCCGAAGATTGGCGTAGGGTATACCAAAGTTTTCAAAATGCCGATTTCCAAAGCTATGATTTTCAAAATCTCCGTAGGGTAATGATAAGTTATATAAGAGAAAATTACCCTGAAGATTTTAATGATTATATCGAAAGTAGTGAATACTTGGCTTTGATAGATCTAATTGCTTTTTTAGGGCAAAGTATAGCTTATCGTATTGACCTTAATAGTAGAGATAATTTTTTAGAATTAGCTGAACGGAGAGAAAGTATTTTACGATTAGCTAGGCTTATTAGCTATAATGCTAAAAGGAATATAGCCGCCAGCGGGCTATTAAAAATAACAAGTGTTCAAACAACTCAAAATATATTAGACAGTAATGCAAGGAATTTATCAGGTCAAGTTGTTAATTGGAATGACCCCAGCAATCTAAATTGGTATGATCAGTTTATTAAAATACTTAATGCAAGTTTGCCCGCAACACGACAAATAGGAAATCCAGAAGACAAGAAAACTATATATGGGATTCCTACAGAACAATATAGATTTCAAAGCAATAATTTAGATGTTCCAATTTATAGTTTTGATAAAAACATTGATGGTAGAAATCTTAGTTTTGAAATAGTAAGTTCTACTTTTAAATCATCAGAAGAAATTTATGAAGAGCCTCCTAATCGAGGTAATCGTTTGGCTTTTTTGTATAGAAATGATGGAAAAGGTAATTCTAGTTTTCATACTGGATTTTATATGCTGTTTAAGCAAGGACAATTGAGTCAAGGAATATTTACTTTTACTCAACCTTCTCCTAATCAGACATTAGATATAGATGCAAATAATATTAATAATGATGATATTTGGTTGTATCGCCTAAATGCTCAAGGAGTTGAAGATGAATACTGGCAAAAATTAAGTGCCTTGGAAGGAAATAATGTAATATATAATAGTTTAGAAAAGTCTATTAGGAATTTTTTTGCAGTAGTTACTCGTGTTAACGACAAAGTAACGATACAATTTAGTGACGGAGTATTTGGTAATTTGCCATTAGGATCATTTAGGGTATATTATAGAACAAGTGAAGGAATCAGTTTTACTATTAATCCTAGAGATATGCGTAATATCAGTATAGAGGTTCCTTATATTAGTAATTTTAATCAACCAGAAACAATTTCAATTACTCTAAGTTTGATGAGTAGTGTTAATAATAGTAGTCCTGCAGAGTCCAATGCTAATATTAAGCAAAGAGCACCTGCCACTTATTATACTCAAAATAGAATGATTACAGCCGAAGATTATAGCTTGAGGCCTTTCAGCGTAAGTCAGCAGGTGGCAAAAGTCAAAGCTGTTAATAGGTCAAGTAGCGGTATTAGCAGATATTTTGATTTAGTAGATCCTACTGGGAAATATAGTAAAACTAATCTATTTGCAGATGACGGTGTAATTTTTAAAGAAGAATATGTTGATAGTTTTCAATTTAAGTTCGATACAAAAACTGATATTGAATCAATAATTTATAATCAACTTTATGATTATATGTCAAAGACTAATCTTAGAGACTATTATTATGATAAATTTACTAAAATAATTCCTGAAGATACTTATTGGAAGAGCGAAACAGAAGAAACAAATTTGTCTACAGGATATTTCACAAGTAATTTACCCAGCGCTGCGCTGAAAGTAGGAATATATGCTAGTGGTAGTTTAAAATCTGTTTTACTAGGCAGCTTACTTAAATTTACTGCTCCTGGCGATTATTATTTTAATACATTAGATAATAATTCTTTGACTTTAGAAGCAGACACATTTGGCGTTACTAAAAATATTTTTACTAAAGTTATTAGTGTGTCAGGAGATGGAACACAAGGCGGATCCGGAATTTTGACTACAGGTTTAGGAACAATAAAATTTAATGATATTATTCCTAATGGCTCTAAATTAGTTATGATAATAGCACCTTTTAAAACTACAATTAATAAAAATGTTATTAGTACAATAATAGAACTAGTAAACTCTCATAAACCATTTGGATTGAGATATAATGCTTTTACGAGTTCTTGGCATATTATTTACGAAGAAAATTTAAATCTAAATGATAACTTTAGTCTTGCGCAGGCTGGATATAATACAAATGAAAAAGCTGATAGTAGTTGGCTTATAAGTTTTGTATCTAATTCAGAATATTATACAGTAAGTTTTAGATTTTTAAGATACATTTTTGAAAGCGATAAACAGATTAGATTCTATTATGATTCCAGTGATAAAATTTATGATACAAGAACCAATACTGTAGAAAAAGATAAGATAAAATTTCTAAGCATTAACACAAATAATACAACTTTAAAGCCATACACAGTAGATTTAGATTTAGAAATAGTTGAGGAATATAAAGGTCTTGACGGTTATTTAGATACTAAAAAAATACAAATTAGTTTTGCAGATTACGATGATGATGGGATAGTAGATAATCCTGATATTTTTGATTTGATTACTTCTACTCTATCTAATGATTTGCAGAGAAAATACATAGTAGAACAATTGTATACTATCGAAAATAATCAAGAAGATTACAAATATTATGCTAATACTGATTTAAAAGTATTAATAATTGATTCTGAAACAAGATTGACAAATCTTTCAATTTATAATGAAGGTCAATATTTTTATTTCATAGATACAGACGTTGTAAAAAAACTTAATAAAACTACATCAGAGCTTATTGTTAGTCTTGATTATAAATGTTATAAAGGAAGAAGTAATATAAAATTTCAATACATTCATAATGCGGATTACGAAACTAGAATAGATCCTGGGCTAACTAATATTATTGATATTTTTATTTTAACAAAACAATATGATAAAGAGTTTAGAGAATATTTGGATGGAACACGAAGTTTACTGCCATTACCTCCTAGTACTGATACATTATATTTTATGTTGTCAAAAGATTTAAATTTAATAAAAACAATCAGTGATGAAATAATCTATCACCCTGCAAGATATAAAATTCTTTTTGGATCGGTTGCCAGTATTGATCTTCAAGCATCGTTCAAAGTAGTTAAAAATCCTGAAATTGTTATTAGTGACAATGATGTAAAATCTAAGGTTATTAGTGCTATAAATGAATTTTTTAGTATTGATAATTGGGATTTTGGAGACAATTTTTATTTCACTGAATTATCTACATTTGTTATGAATAGATTGGCTACAAGTATAGTAAATTTCTTAATTGTACCTAAAAAGAATAATTTATCTTTTGGTAGTTTGATTGAAATTAAAGCAGAAAAAGATCAAATATTTGTTAGTGGAGCTACTATTGATGATATAGAAATTATTAGTGCTGTGACAGCATCAAGAATAAAATCTACAGGAATAATCAATAGTATGGTAACATATTCTATTCAACAAAATATAATTAGTTCGCCAGGAATTTACTAATGGCAGTAGATAAAGATCCTTCAGTTCCAATAACAAATAATAATAGAAGAACGTCTGATTTATTACCTAGATTTTATAGAACTGAAGCTAATAAGAAGTTTTTCAATTCTACTCTAGATCAACTGACCAATCCTGGAACTGTTAAAAAAGTAAGTGGTTATATTGGTAGACACTATTCCAAGGGTGTAAAAAAAGACGATATATTCTTAGCTGCTACAGACAAATTAAGGCAGGATTATCAATTGGAGCCTGCTTTAGTTTATCAAGATGAATTTAGTAATGTAACATTTTTTAAGGATTATATAGATCATATTAATCACATAGATGTTTTGGATGGAATAGTTACTAATCACGAACGGATTAATAAACAAGAATTTTATAGTTGGAATCCAAACATAGATTGGGATAAATTTGTTAATTTTCAACAATATTATTGGCTTCCTGATGGACCTGATCCTATAACTATTTCAGGACAACAATTGTCTATAGATAGTACCTATACTGTACAAATAGAAGATCAAGGTGATAATTTTGCTTATTTGTTTACCCCAGATGGATTGACAAGAAATCCTACATTAATTTTATTTAGAGGACAGACTTACAGATTTTCTATTATTAGCCCAAATAATCCGTTTAGTATTAAAAAATTAAGAACAGAAGGACCTTTAGATTTATACACAAATGATTCTAATATTGTAAGCGATTCTTCTGTTGAATTGGGAGATATAGTTTTTAAAGTTCCTTTTAATGCTCCTGATGAACTCTATTACTTAAGTGAAAAAGATGCTAATGCTGGCGGTATTATTATAATAAAAGATATAGAGGAAAATACTTTTTTAGATGTAGAAAAAGATATAATTGGGAAAAAAACATACAAATTGTCTAATGGCCTTAGTTTGAGCAACGGTATGAAATTAGATTTTATTGGTAATACTTTACCAGAGTTTTACAAAAATAGTTTTTGGATAGTAGAAGGTGTTGGCGAAGCTATTAAGCTGATTGATATTAAAGAATTAGATGTCTTATCCACTTTTACTGAAGAGCAGGCATTATTATTTGATAATGATCCCTTTGATAAAGTTGCGTTTAGTGCTACTACTAATTACCCTAAAAATAAAGATTATATTGTAATTAATAGAAGTAGCAAAGATAAAAATGCTTGGAGTAGGGTTAACAGATGGTTTCACCAAGATGTTATAAAGGCAACAGCAGACTACAGGGGATCTGTTTTAGATGTAAATCAATTTGCCAGAGCTATTAGGCCGATAATTGAATTTAGCGCAGATTTAAAACTTTATAATTTCGGTCATTGTGCAAAAGCAAATGTAGATTTGATCGATACTACTACTACAGATGTGTTTTCGACTATTGTAGGTACTTTAGGTTATAATATTGATGGAATAGATTTAG